GGTATCTCCAACTCCGCGGGAATTTCAGAAAAAGGGGATCGCGCGCGCGAATGAGTTAGAAATAACAGGTACAGCCATGACGAAAAACAGGTGGAAATCGCGTATAAAAAAGGCCTGTAAAGAGGTCGGAACGTACCGCAAAAGTTTTGACTCTGTGATCGACACGCTGGCCGGGATCCTGGAGACAAGGGACGCAGCACTGGAAGAATATGACGGCACCGTGATCGTTGAGCATACCAACAAAAACGGTGCGACGAACATGGAGCAGAACCCGCTCCTGAGACTGATCAACGACCTGAACAGGGACGCGCTGGCATACTGGCGGGACCTTGGCCTGACTCCGGCCGGGCTGAAGCGGATCAATGATTCACTGGCAAAGGACAGCAGGCCGCTCACGGCACTGGAACAGGCACTGGAAAAACTGAATGGGTAAGGCAAAGCGGACAGCCTGGGACGAAGTGCTGGAGTATGCTTCCAGCATCCGGGACGGAAGGAAAATCGCAAACAAAGAAACGCAGCAGGCGGTAAGCAGGTTCTTCAAAGACCTGGACAATCCGGAATATGAGATCGACCACAAGGCTCCAGAGTTTTGTATCGGGATCATCGAGAGCACGATCTGTCACCAGCAGGGCGAGATGATCGACGGGACGCCGCTGCGGGGAAAACCGTTCCTCCTGTTGCCGTTCCACAAATTCATAATTTACAACCTGGTCGGGTTTAAGATCCGCGGGACGAACATCGTCCGGTTCCATGAAGCACTGATCTTCATCCCGCGTAAGAATATTAAGACATCATTCGCAGCATCACTGGCGTGGGCGCTGTCGCTCTGGTACCGGAAGAGCGGAGCAAAGACATACATAACGGCAGCTGCGCTGATGCAGTCGCTCGAATCATTCGGTTTCCTGGATTACAACATCCGGAGAATGCGGGAAGACATCAAGAGCGGCGGACATGTAAAGATCATAGATAACAACAACGAGCATTCCATGGAGGCGACTCTGGCGGACGGCTCTTTTTTTATACGTGCGCTCGCGGCAAACCCGGACGTGCAGGATTCCCTGAACTGCAACATCGCGATAGTGGACGAGATGCACGCATTCAAGAAACCGAAACAGTACAACCTGTTCAAGGAAGCCATGAAGGCGTACACGAACAAGCTGCTGATCGGAATCAGCACTGCCGGCGACAACGAACAAGGTTTCCTGGGACAGCGCCTCGCATATTGCAGGAAGATCCTGGACGGCACAGTGACGGACGAACAGTATTTCGTTTTCATCTGCTGTGCGAATCCGGACGAAAACGGTGATGTGGACTACCTGAATCCGGAAGTACATGAGATGGCAAACCCGGCATACGGAGAGAGTATACGTCCGGAGGAATTGATGAACGACGCGCAGCAGGCGCAGAACGATCCGCAGCAGCGTAAAGACTTCCTGGCAAAGAGCCTGAATGTGTTCACCAATGCCATGAAAGCATGGTTTGACATTGAGGAGTTCCGGAAGTCAGATGCGAAATACAACTGGAGCCTGGAAGAGATATCGAAGTTAGATATCGACTGGTACGGAGGCGCGGACCTGTCCAGGATGTACGACCTGACTGCAGCTGCGCTGGTCGGGAAATACGGGGACGTGGACATCATCATCACGCACGCGTTCTTCCCGGTATCGATGGCAGCCAGGAAAGCGGAAGAGGACGAGATACCGCTGTTCGAATGGCTCGACAAGGGATGGCTGACATTATGTAACAGCCCGACGATAAACGCTGCGGATGTAGTGAACTGGTTCAAGGAAATGCGGACAAAAGGCTTCCGGATCCGGCAGGTCGGACATGACAGGAAGTTCGCCGGAGAAGAATACTTCCCGGCGATGAAGGCAGCGCATTTTAACATTATCGACCAGCCGCAGTATTACTACCTGAAATCACAGGGGTTTCGTCACATCGAGAAGGCGGCGAAGGACGGAAACCTGTATTACCTGCACTCGCAGGCATATGAATATTGTGTAGCGAATGTCCGGGCAGTTGAAAAGACAGACGATGCGGTCCAATACGAAAAGATCCAGCCGCAGCACCGCATCGACCTGTTTGACGCATCAGTATTTGCGTGCATCCGGATGATGGAAAACATGGAGAGGAAGAAAAAAGCTGCGAAATGGTGGGGAAGTGAATGATGTCAGTATTTGACTTTTTCAGGAAAAGACAGAAGCGGGACATGTCATCCGTGGCATTCTGGCTGCCGGACTTCGATGACAGCTGTCCGGAAGGGTACACACGCCTGGACAGGAATCCGGAGATCGTGACGGCCTGCAGGAAAATCGCGTCACTGATTGGATCCATAACAATCTACCTGATGAACAACACATCAGACGGGGACGTACGGATCGTGAACGAGCTGTCCAGGGCGATAGACATCGAACCGATGCCTAATATGACCAGATCGACATGGATGGAAGCGATAGTCATGAACATGCTGCTGTACGGAAAAGGGAACAGCATCGTGATCCCACACACATTCAAGGGATACCTGCAGAGTCTGGAGCCGGTAAGTGCGGACCGTGTGTCGTTCATTCCGGAAGGATACCGTGAATACAAGGTTATGGTCGACGGGATCAGCAGGAGGTCGGACAGTGTGCTGCATTTCGTGTTCAATCCGGATAAACATTACCTGTGGAAAGGACAGGGAGTGACGGTCATCCTGAAGGATCTGGCTGGCAATCTGAAGCAGGCAATGGAAACGGAAAAGGCATTCATGCGGTCGGAATATAAGCCGTCGATCATAGTCAAGGTCGACGCGCTGGTAGATGAGTTCTCATCTCCGGAAGGCCGGTCGAAGCTGATCGACAGTTATGTAAAGCCTGCACACAAAGGGGATCCGTGGATCATTCCGGCAGAGCAGTTCTCAGTAGAGCAGGTAAAGCCGCTCACGTTGGCGGACCTTGCGATCAGCGACACGGTAAAGCTGGACAAGAAGATGATAGCGGCGATCCTGGGCGTACCTGCATATGTAGTCGGAGCCGGGGAATACAGGCGGGATGAATGGAACAACTTCGTACAGACGACGGTCATGACGATCTGTAAGTCGATCGCGAGCGAGCTGACGAAGAAGCTGATCATAAAACCGGAATGGTACCTGCAGTTTAACGTATGGTCACTCCTGGACTACGACCTGCAGGCAATGAGCAACGTCCTGCTGGCCGGATCAGACAGGGGATTCGTAAACGGTGATGAATGGCGTGACCGGATGCATATGAGTCCGGCAGGCCTGAAGGAATACAGGGTGCTTGAAAACTACATCCCGACAGATATGTCGGGGAAACAGAAGAAGCTGGTGCAGGATGAAGATTAACCTACCATGTGAGTATGCGAATCATGACAGCCGGATGCGAATCGTCTGCAAGAAGACAGGGAACCTGTGCGCGTTCCAGTATTACCGGCGCTGCAAAGGATGGTGCGAAATGACTGCAGGGGCAGCAGGCTGCATTGTCAGGAAGGAGAAGAAATGAACAGGACAGTCAGATCAGTCCCGGTCGAGTTCATGACCAGGGAAGAAGAAGGAAACAAATCGATAGAAGGTTATTTCGCTGTATTTAACAGCGTTTATGACATAGCGCCGGGCATGAGCGAGAGCATCGCGCCGGGCGCGTTTTCAAAGTCACTTGCCGGGGATATCCGTGCCCTGGTCAATCACGATACGAGCCTTGTGCTTGGAAGAACGAAAGCAGGAACGCTGGTCTTGCGCGAAGACTCACGCGGGCTGTGGGGCCATATCGACATCAATCCGAACGATGTCGCAGCCATGGACCTGTATGCACGCGTACAGCGCGGGGATGTAGATCAGTGCAGTTTCGGTTTCGAGATCCGCTCCCAGGATACCGACATCAAGGAAGATGGATCCATCCACTGGACTCTGACGGAGATTGAACTGTACGAGGTATCATGCTGTACGTTCCCGGCATATGAAGAAACGAGCATTTCCGCACGCACGGCAGAGCGCGACAACATCCGGAAGCGCGAAACAGAGGCATGGCGGGAGAAAGCGAAAGCGAGGTTGAAAGATGGCACTGAAAGCACTGATGCTCCGGAAGAAACTTAACGACGCGAACAAGGCGCTGAATATCCTGCGGGAAAAAGACGCGGAGTTCGAAACGCGTGAAGCTGATCTGGAAAAGAGTATCGAAGAGGCCGAAACCGACGAAGAACGTTCCGCGGTAGACGAAGCGATCACGGAGTTCGAAGCGGAGAAGGCAGAGCATGAAGAAGAGAAGGGAAAGCTGGAGAGGCAGATCGAGGAGCTGGAGAACGACCTGGATGCAGAGGAAGAGCAGCAGGAAGCAGATCCGGAGCCGATGTCGGAACCGGCACCTGGGGAAAGAGAGGTTAAAACCGTTATGAGCGTAAGAAACAAGCTGTTTGCAACCATGAACCTGCAGACCAGGACGGCGATGTTTGCACAGGAAGATGTAAAAGGATGGCTGGGCGAGATCCGCGCCTGCATCAAGGAAAAGAGAAAGCTGACGAACGTCGGGCTGACGATCCCGGAGGTTTTCCTTGGACTGCTGAAGCAGAACATCGAGGATTATTCGAAACTGTATAAATATGTGATCGTGAAACCGATCTCAGGTACTGGCCGTGAAGTCATCCAGGGCGGGATCAGCGAAGCAATCTGGACAGAATGCTGCGCGAATCTGAACGAGATGGATCTCGGTTTCAACGATGTCGAAGTAGACTGCTTCAAGGTAGGCGGCTATTTCAAGCTGTGCAATGCCAATATCGAGGATTCTGATGTGGATCTGGCCGGCGAAGTTCTGACTGCAATCGGACAGGCGATCGGATACGCACTCGACAAGGCGATCCTGTATGGCAAGAACACTGCCAGTGCAAACAAGATGCCGCAGGGCGTTGTTTCCAGACTGGCAGAGACTTCCCAGCCGGCAGACTATCCGGCAACCGCAAGGGCATGGGCGGATCTGCACACTACCAACATCCTGACCATAGCAAGCACAGTGACTGGAGTAAGCCTGTTCCAGACGATCCTGCTTGACTCCGGAGTAATCTCCGACAAGTACAGTGCAGATGGGGTAGTGTGGGCAATGAACAAGACCACGAAGAATTACCTGACTGCGCAGGCCATGGGTGTAAATGCGAACGGAGCGATCGTATCAGGGTTTGAGAACACCATGCCGATCATCGGCGGACCGGTGGAAGTCCTTGACTTCATCCCGAACTATGTGATCGTAGCCGGGCACTTCGACAATTACCTGCTGGCAGAGAGAGCCGGAAAGCAGTTCGCTCAGAGTGAGCATGTGTTCTTCCTGCAGGATGCTACGGCATTCAAGGGAACCGCGAGATATGACGGAAAGCCCGTGATCGCGGAAGCGTTCGCGGTGATCGGCGTGAACGACGCTGTACCGGCAGCTGATTCCGTATCCTTCGCAGCAGACAATGCGAACACTCCGGACGCGGTCGTCCTGAACAGATCCTCCGCGACAGTAGTGAAGAACAGCACTCTCGACCTGAAGGCGACTGTCATGGCAGCAGGCCTGCCGATCGACGCGGTTGTGACCTGGGAGTCCTCTGACACTACCAAGGCAACCGTAGACGAAGGCAAGGTAACCGGAAAGGCAGCAGGCTCTTCCGTGATCACAGCAGCAGCAGGCTCCGCAGTCGCGGTCTGCAACGTCACTGTAACCACATCGTAATCTGACAGGAGGGACAGATGAAAACACTAATCGCGATGCCGTGCATGGACATGGTACACACAGCGTTCATGGAATCGCTGTTAAAACTGCAGCCGGCAGGGGACGTTGATTTCGGTATCACCTGTTCCTCACTGATCTACGATGCCCGGAATATGCTCGCAAAGAAGGCACTGGACTCAGGATGTGATCGGATCCTGTTCCTGGACAGCGACATGGTATTCCATCCGACACTTCTGCAGAAGCTGTCGGCGGATCTCGATGAGGGCCGTGATTTTGTAACGGCATTGTGCTTCGGCCGGAAGAACCCGGTCGGGCCAACAATATACAAAGAGACCGGATATACACAGGAAGACCGTGTCCTGACACCGTTCGCCAAAAAGTACACAGAATATCCGAAAAATGAGATATTCGAGGTGGAGGCGTGCGGACTGGCAGCGGCACTGATCACGACGAAGCTGGTGAAAAAGATCTATGCAGAATACGGGGCGCCGTTCTCTCCACAGCCGGGATTCGGCGAAGATCTGTCATTTTGTATCAAATGCAAACAGAGCGGCGTCCCGATCTGGTGCGACAGCAGGATCAAGGTCGGGCATATCGGGCAGACAATAGTCACTGAAGACACGTTTGAGAAGGGGGTGATCTTATGACGAACGGTGAGATCCTGGATATGGTAAAGGCGAATCTGTCGATCGCATCCGGAACATGGAACACATATCTGGAGAACCTGATCGCAGTATCGCGGAAGGAGATCGCGCGCGAGGGGATCACGCTCGACGAAGACGACATCAGTGACTGCAACCTGATTGTGATGTACGCATCTTACCTTTACCGCAAGAGGGCGGAGGATACGGCGGGAATGCCGCGCATGCTGCGGTACGCGCTGAACAATCGTCTGATCGCGGAGAAGGGAGCGACATGATCTACGACAAGAAGCTGGTCCTTTACAGCCTGCAGAACACGGCTGCGAAGGGACTGATGCCGAAAGAGCAGCTTGTTAAGACCGGGGAAGAATATTACGGATCCAGGGTGATCGGTTACAACCGGCAGTACGCAGCGCTCGGCGCGGACCAGAGGATAGACGAGCTGGTCCGGATCTGGCGGAACAATCAGGTGAGGGCAAACCACTATGCGGTATTGGAGGACGGCCTCCAGTATCGCATTAATTTTGTTCAGCACCTGCTGGATGACGACGGTCTGGAGGTCACGGACCTGACACTGGTAAGACTGGAGGAAAACTATGACGTTGCAGACGAAGCTCCAATCATTGTATCAACCGTTCACAGTTGATGGAGCGATCAGCTGCGAAGTATTCCACTACACGCGGGGCGATTATAACAAAGCACCGTATGTGATCTGGACGGAAACAGGGGAAGAAAACTCGTTCAACGCGGACAACCGCAAGCAGGAGCAGCAGCTCACAGGCCTTGTGGATTTTTACACGCTGAAAGAGTTCGACACGATCGCGGACGACATCCAGGGGATCCTGGACAGTGAACCGATCGGGTACGTCCTGGAAAATGTCCAGTATGAGGAACAGACGAACCTCATTCACTATCAGTGGAGGTGGTGGACCTGTGGCTAAGATCGAATTCAAAGGCATGGAAGAATATGAGAACAGGCTCCTGGAACTGAGGAACCTGACGAAGGAAATGCTGGGCGAGGCGATCCATGACGGAGCCGGAATTGTAGCGGACGCAATCAAGTCGGGGATCCAGTCGATCCCGGTCGACGAAACATATGCGACTGGAGGGACAAAACTGTACGGGATAACGAGCGAGCAGAAGCAGGGCCTGATAGACGGGTTCGGTATTGCCAGGATGCAGGACGATAACGGATACCTGAATGTGAAGCTGGGCTTCTCAGGAAACAATTCCGTGCAGACTAAGAGGTATCCTGGAGGACAGCCGAATTCAGTGATCGCAAGGTCCGTAAATTCCGGATCCTCATTCAGGCAGAGGATACCGTTTATAGACAACGCGGTAAATTCATCCAAATCAGCAGCTGAACAGAAGATGAAAGAAAAGATAGACAAAGCAATCGGGGAGGTCATGAACTGACCTTCCTTTTCGTGAAAGCGAGGTTTAAAAATGGCAGCAGGAAAAGTTTGTACCGGTTTCTCAAAACCGATCGTTGCTAAGTATACAAAGGGGACCAGCGGAATCACGTACAGTGATGGCCAGCTGCTCGGACGCGGCGTATCAATCTCGGCATCCGCTGACCAGGCGGATGACAATAATTTTTACGCCGACAATATTATCGCAGAAACCGAATCCGGAGTATTCACTTCCGGAGAGCTCAACCTGACGATCGACGGACTGTTCCAGAGCGCAGAGCGGATGATCATGGGACTTCCGACCGCAAACACGACGACAGGACTCATGGCCTACGACGATGACCAGCAGGTGCCGGATATCGGAACAGGTGTCGTTGCAAGGTATATGTCGGACGGTGTCACGACCTATACGCCGGTGATCTTCCCGCGCACGACCTATAAGTTCCCGGGCGTGGATGCGGCGACGCAGGAAGAGAACATCGACTGGCAGACGCAGGAGCTGACCGCGACGATCAAGAGAGCGGAAGACGAGAAGCGCACATGGAAGTATGTCGGTGGTGATCTGACTTCCGAAAAGGCAGCGGAGAACGTGATCAGGACCTTCTTCAGCATGACGACGGTCTAAAGGTAACAGCAGAAAGGAGACAATATGAAAATCAGGGACAAAGAGATCGGATTTTTGTACACAGTGGGAGTTTACTGCGATTACAACGACTATGTACTCGCAAACCCGTCCGTATCGATAGCGACGGCCGGGCTGTATAAAGCTGAGATCATGAGCCGCGCCTACGCGAAAGCGAATGAAGGCGCGGACGTGATCACAGTGGACGACCTGAGGGATCTGATGGTCTACGAGCTGAAGGATATCATGGATGCAGTAGACACAGCGGAGAAGGAAGGTACGAAACGGCTGGTAGAGATCTTTGAAGATGGAAACAGCGGTAAAAAAAACGTAAAGACCAAATAAGTTTCAAATGGAACCGCTCATGGTTCGTTTTTTTTGGTTTGCATATGGGGATGGGCCGGCAGGAGATACTGGCGACTCCATACGGGGAGTTCATGGACCTGATCGCCT